CAGACCGTCTTTTATCTTAAATGCCATTTGAAAACTCCTCTAGTTTCTTTTATTTATGTTACATCATTCTTCTGAATTTAAACACGTAATTTGATGCAGATGAGTTTGCTAAATTTGCATAAATTTGCAATTTTAAATTAGTTCCTGATCCAGAAGTAGATCTATACGTTCTTAAATACAAACCACCCTCAGAAGAAGCACCTGCTCTGTGTAGTGGTATTTCATCAGTTGGTAATGCTACTGAAGAATTCGTAGTTCCAGCATACCAACTAAGGGTTCCTGAATAATACTCATTCGTACTTGTACCACCTGCACCAGTATCATTAGCAAACAACTGTATTAAATACGTACCTGTTGCTAAATCTGCATAACCAATTCCAGTATCTTGCCAATCAGTCGTTAAAGTCAAAGACTTTGTTATACTCTTAATCTGATCAATTTCAGTTCCTGTAGTTGGAACTAAACCTTGATGGGAAAGTTTCTCACTGCTGGTCCATGCACTGGTATTTTGATACCAATTAAATGTCTTAGTAGTAGTTCCCAATAAACTGATACCACCGCCATCAGCAGTAGTATCTGTGGGACTAGCAACTTTACCTAATTCTAAATTCTTATCTAATACCTGAGTGGTAGTAGATTCGATGAAAGAGACAGTTCCCTTAACATCTAAATTTCCTTGAACTGTTAAATCATTATTAACAGTTGTTGTTCCAGAGTTGGCACCAATACCTACTGTAGTTGCAGCACCACCAATATTTAAAGTAGTTACTGTGGTATTTAATAAATTGACCGATGAACTATTAGAACTAATAGAACTACCAAGCCATAAATTTTGCCACTGATAACTAGAACTACCTAAAGAATATGTGTTATTAGTTTCTGATATAATATCTCTAACTGCAGAGATACCACTACCAGTTAAATCTAAATTATCACCATTCGGTAATTCTTCAATTTTTTTAGTAGTTGAATCGACTACTAACGGAAAACGATTTACTGAAGCGACCATAATTAAGCTACCACCTGAACAATATTATTATTTCTAGCGTAAACAGATAAAATACCTGAAATATTTAGAGAAATATTACCACTAAGTCTTGTTATTACAGCAATAAAACCACCAGATCCACCCGCAGAACTAATAACACCACTGCCATCAATTGTAATAGTGGTGCCGTCAACTTTAACACCACCAAGCGTTGTAGTGCTTGCAGTTGGTAAACTGTACGAAGATCCCGCAGCAGACCACTGAACACCAGATCCAGTAGAAGTTAAAACATAACCAGAAGTACCAGTAACACCACCAGCAGTAACTGTTCCAGTTAATGTAACATTATTTTCAGTCGCACCATTAATTGTAGGACTAGTTAAAGTCTTATTTGTTAAGGTCTGCGAACCAGTTAATGTTACATTAGAATTACTAGACGCAAAAGATTGGATTAAATTATTTGCAGTTTTATAATACAGTAATCCGTCAGCATAATTTAATGCTATTTCTCCGTAATCCAAGTCAGACGTTGCTGGGACTTTGCCCACTACAGACGACTTCTTGAGTAAGACTTTATTACTCATTCATATTCCTAAAAAGGTTAATTGGAGATAAAAATCCCCAATATTATAATGTATTTAGTTAGTATGTACCGCCATCAATTTGGAAACCATCCAAAGTTGAAGTAGCTGCACCAGCACCAGTAATATTTAAACCAACATAAATTGTTTTTGCAACTGACAAACCACCAGAAGTAACAACACCAGCAGTACCAAGAGCAGAAGCATCAGTAGTATTAGTAAGTGTTACTAAACCAGAAGCTGCAAGAGTAGTGCCAGAGAAACTAGAAGCAGTAATTGTTTTATTGCTTAGTGATTCAGTTCCTGCCAAAGTAGCAAGAGTACCAGCAGTTGGCAGAGTAACAGAAGTATTACCAGTTGTAGTTAATGTTGTAGCGTAAGCACCAGCAGTAGTTAATGAACCAGCAGTAGAAATATTACCACCAAGAGTAATAGTATAACTGCCATTATTAATACCAGTACCACCATAAGTAGCACCAATTACAGAACCATTCCAAGTACCAGTAGTAATAGTACCAAGAGTTGTAATTGAAGACTGACCAACATAACTTGAAGAAATATCAATAGAGTCAGCATTAACTAAAATTCTGTTTGTAGTTCCAACTACGTTTAGAGTATTACCAGATTTAGTTAAACCATCACCAGCGATAACAGAACCAGCACCAGAGAACTGAACGAATGTTAAAGCAGTTGTATCAATTGTTACAGTGCCGTCTGTTGTAAGAACATAACCATTGTCTGCGCCAACAGTACCTTCTTCAACGAAAGTAAACATTCCTGGAGTAACTTCACCAGTTGGAGAGTTATCAGCATCAGTTGCACGAGTCAATACCCAGTTTACAGAAGCAGAACCAACAGCGGTAACAGTATAGATACCATTATCTGATTGAGTAGTTTGATCCTTAACTAAAACACGATTACCAACAACTAAAACAATACTGTCAATAGTTAGTGCAGCTTGTGTTCCAGAGTTAGTAAGTGTTTTACCAGCACCAGTTCCAGAAGCAGTTGCAGTTAAGTTAGCAGTAGTGGCAACACGAACTGAATCTTTGATATCCAGTGCTTGTTTAACAGCATCAACATAACCTTTAGTTGCTGCATCAGTTGCTTGAGTTGGAGTTGCAACTGAAGTAATACGAGCATTTGCCACATCAACAGTACCAGTTCCAACTGGTACCAAGTTAATATTAGTATTTGTACCACCAGCAGTGAACGATAGCGCACCAGTACCAGTTATAGAACCATTAGATGTTCCAGTACCACCATAAGCAACACCAATAGTGTTACCATTATAAGTTACACCAGTAGATAGAGTTTTATTAGTTAGTGTTTCAGAACCAGCAAGAGTTGCTAATGTGCCACTTGTTGGTAAAGTAACACCAGTAGTTCCTGTGGCAGTTAGAGTTATACTATAAGCACCAGCAGTAGCAAGAGTACTACCATCAGCAAGTGCCAGTGTTGCACTAGTTGCAGGAGTAGTAAATGCAACTTTATTAATACTAGTAGCAGTTGCAACACCAAGAGTAGGTGTTGTTAGAGTTGGACTAGTGGCAAGAACAACTGCACCAGTACCAGTTACAGCTGTAAGCGTAGTGCCATTGATTTTAAATACGTTGCCTGTTGCAGCAGTATCAAAAGTCTTGTTCGTAAATGTATCAGTTGTTGCACGACCAACTAAAGTATCTGTAGAAGTTGGTAAAGTTAATGTACCAGTATTTACAATAGTAGAAAAGATTGGAGCAGATAGTGTTGGGCTAGTACCGAATACTAGTACACCAGTACCAGTCTCATCAGAAACCGCAGTGGCTAACTGCGCAGAAGTCATGGTAATGGTGTTAGAACCAAAACTAATCGACTTGTTGGTTAGTGTATCAGTAGTAGTTCTAGCAACAATAGTATCATTACCACTACTAGGTAATGTTAGTACACCACTATTAGAGATAGAAGAAAAACTTGGACCAACAAACGATGGTTGGTTAAGTGTTGCACCAGTAGAAAGAACTAATGAACCAGAACCAGTTACGGTAGTGGCACCATTAAATTCAGTTACCCAAGTTTGAGCACTAGTTGAAGCAACGGTAAATACAGCACCAGCACCTGCAGGAACAGTAGTAATTGCACCAGCAGCTGATGTTTGAATAGTTAAAGCACCAGTACTTTGGTTAGTGATATAATACTCTTGACCAATAGTTAGAGTAGATGTATCTGGTAATTTAACAGTTTGAGTAGTTGAGCCAGTAAAAAATTGGTTCGCAGAACTAGAAGATGTTAAAGTAGTAGTTGTTCCACCAGTTGCAGTAGAAGTATAACCACCAGCACCGATAGAAGAAATTGTAAATGTTGAACCACTAACTGATGTGGTAATACCATTACCACCAGAAATAGTTAATGTGCCACCAGTAGAAACAGTGCCAGAACCAGATCCAGCAGCAAGTGAAAGACTAGAAGATGCTGGAGCAGACCAAGTAGCAGTATTACTACCGTTTGTAGTAAGGATATATCCATTAGTGCCAGCTGATCTTGGTAGTGTCCAAGTACCAGCAATTTGCACCATGCCAGTGCCATTTGGATTAAGTACTAAGTTACCATTTGTATCAGTAGTGCTTAGTGTATTACCAAGTAATTGAGTATTACCAACTAACCACTTGTCAATTGTACCAGTTGAGGAAAGAACTGGAATTGACGATGCGTTAGTAGTAAGAGTACCAGCAGTTGATGCGTCAACTAAACCAGTGTAGTAAGTACCACCGATTACATAGTGGTTAGCAGCATTACCACTTGTTTCTGCGCCTATACCTATGTATAAACGATTACCACCTGAGCCTGCATATGCTGAGTAGGCTAATTCACCAGCTGCAAGAGTGGTAGGATTACCTGCTGTGGACGAACGCTTTATTCTAATTATTGATGCCATTTTTTATTCTCCGATTAAAATTCTCCACCTTCCATATTCTGTCCGTCAAGAACAGTGGAAGATGTCCATTTATTTGTTGATGTTTTATAAACCAGTATAGACCCGTTTACTTTACCATTTGTGATAATATCGACATCGGCGATATTAGAAACTGAATCAACAACAGCAGGTGCAGCTAAATTCGTGGATGAAAGTGTAAGAACACCTTCGGAAACTGCTACCGATAACGCTTGATCTGGGGTAACAACTGCTACTGTATCTACCATTATATTTGTGTAATTTGTTGAGTTATAGTTACAATTCCTTCTACAACTCTAGTTTTTATTCCAGCCCCCGAAGTTATTTCTACGTCATAAAGCCATCGCCCTGCGGGAATAGCTGAAGAAGCTGCAGCGGATAGTTGGAGTCTTACTTTGCCAGTAGTTGCATCATAGATCGATGAAGTAAAAGCATATGCCGTGGAAGAACTGTAGGACTTTCTCATTTGAGAAGCCACAGTGTATCCACTTAAATTTAGTGCTTGTCCGTTAGTTGCGCTAACAGTAATTATGTTACTGTAGTCGCTTCCAGCATCCACAAAAAGATTGCTAATAGTCGCCACTGAAATCCTCCAATTTACTTCTTATTTATTCGTTTTGTAATCTTGTAAAACTAAAAATCCCTCGGGAAGAGGGACTCTTTTGGAGACTCTAGTGATTAAAGTCCTGCTGCATCGAGTCTGGCTTTGAGGGCATCATTCTCGACTTTGAGTTCTTGGATTGCAGCAGTTAGAGTAGCAACTAAGAATGATGTGTCTACTTGTTGATAGACTGGATCCCCATTTTCATCTACTGCATCTTTTTCGCCTGTTACTGCATGAGAACAAACTTCTTGTAATTCATGGGCGATAAAACCTTCTCCATCTGCACCATCAACTTTCCACTTGTATGTGACAGGTTTTAGTGCTTGAACTCTTGCAAGACCACCAGTCATTGGAACAACATTTTGTTTTAATCTGTGGTCAGAAGTTGTATTGAATGATGTTGTTGAACCATTCGTTTGAATAGAACCTGTTCCACCATTACCATTACCAAAACCCCAATGAGTATTAGTAGTCGTACTATATGCATAAGAGTAAGAACCAGCATTAGTATTATTAAGAGACATACCAAAGTTAGATGAAGAAACGGCAGCTGCAAAGTTTTGCATACCAATTCTAATAGTTCCATCATTGGTTACACGCATACGCTCTGATGGAACACTATCTGCAGTGGTACTTCTGGTAGAGAAGAAAATGTCTCCGTATCCTGCTCCTGTTCCACTTATAACATCATATCCAATTACTGCAGCACAAGTATTAGCAACTCCACCACCCAAACCAAAACCAATATTTACTTTACGACCAGTAGTGGCACTTGTTGAAAGTAATAACGATGTATCAGTTAATGAACCAGTTGAAGAATTAGCCCTGTAAATTTCAAGTGATGACGTAGGGCTAGTAGTTGCAATACCTACATTACCAGCAGCGGAAATACGCATACTTTCTTGAAACAAACCAGCATTAGATGAACCTCTATTAAAAGTCATCACTCCATAAGTAGAGGAGTCTGCACCAGTAGCATTAAAACGAGCAACACCAGCACTAACATCCATAATTGCAGCAGATGCTTGGAATGCTGGAGCAGAACTAGTGGCAGAAATACCACCAGCTACTTGTAGAGTATTTGTTGGAGAAGCAGTACCGACACCAACTAATTGACCTGTGCTAACAGTAATCGCAGTAGTGCCAGCAGACTTTAAAGTTAGAGCAGTGGCTGCAGCAGATGTGATAGTGTCAATTGTTGGAGTTGTCAACGTAACACTAGATGCAATTTTAGCAGTAGTGATTGAACCAGCAGCAACGTCTGCTGCTGCGATTGCGCTATCTTCGATGCTTCTAGAATTTATTTTTCTGATTGCCATTTATTTACTCTTTTGTTATTGGACTATTTATTGTTGGCGATTAAGTTGATTGGTATGTTAATTGGAACGGATATGTATATCCTGCTGTCCAAGTAATTGCTCCGTTTGTAGGCGATAATATGTAAATAGTACCTGAATCAACAGGAAAAAATTGATAAGCAAGTCCAGTATTTTGACTTTCTTGACATGCGCCTTGATTTCTATAATAACCAGTAATATTAGATGCAGAAAATGGTAGATTAAGTATTCTTCCACCACCAGATGCAGTTCCAGCCGTTGTAATTCTCACCCATCCATAAATTGTTACAAGACCGCCTATTTTTATATAATAACCACCAGATGTATATGAAGTTAGTGAACCCGAAACCGATGAAAAAGTAGGTGTCCATGCACCTTCTTCATAATCGTCTAGCGTATTTGCATCAGATGAAGCAGATTGAGTAGCAGGGAATTTAATCTGTCCAGTACCAATTAATAAAGGAACACCAGTTTGTGTTGCTCTATTGCTATAAATCTGGATAACACCTTGTGTACCATCATATCCAAGTTCCATACCTGCACCAGATGATGGATTACTCAAAGACTGAACTCTCATACCACCATTGACATCTACTTTAATTCCAGGGCTGGCAGTACCAATACCCACATTCTGTGAAGTATCAATCGTTACTGCAGTAGTTGTACCATTAGTCTGTAGTGTTAATGATGATGGACTCTTAACAATAGGAGTTGTGTAGGATACTGCAGATGTATCACCACCTGGAGTTGTAATGCCAAGAGTTCCGTCTAAAATAATCGCCATCTTATGCTCCTACCTTTGCTTTGAGTGCAGCGATTTCTACTGCTTGTGCGTCAACTATAGTTTTGAGTTCTTGGATTGCAGCAGTTAGTGTGGCTACGAGGAATGATGTGTCCACAGATTGAACCTTAATAGAACCATCCTCATTTAGAGCATCTTTCTCACCAGATACTGCGTCTGGACAATGTTCTTGCAACTCGTGAGCCAAAAATCCATTGGCAGGCTTATTATTATGCTTCCATACAAAATTTACTGGATTCAACTGCATAACTGTCGAAAGACCAGTCGTCATTGGTGACACATCTTTCTTCAATCTGTAGTCTGAAGAAGTCAGGTAGGCTATTGATGAACCACCCCAATAAATTCTTCCTGATTCTGTTTGTGTACCTGAAACTTGTCTTGTGAAATAAACAAGATTTATCGAGCTTGAATTGCTCGTTTCATTTATATGAATACCTTGTGTATTGTTTGTGCCTATGCTAAGGGATTCTTGATATGAATTGGTAGTTCTATTAATTTGTAATTGTCCGCCAGACGAAGCCCCAAGACTTGCTGCGTTAACAAATTGAGCGTGAGGTCTATATGAAGATCCATCCCATGCACCAAATGTTAAAGATCCTCTATATGCAATGTTACCTTCGTTGTTACCGCCTGAATAATTGCATCCCAAATATACACCATATGGATCGGAAGCAGGGGGATTTGCTGATGTACCCACATTATTTCTAAAGTGAGCCCAATTACCGCTACCGCCAGCCATACCACCCCCTACACAAAAAACGGTGGTTGGGGCTGTCTGATCAATACCAACATATCCAGCAGAGGTGATACGCATTCTTTCTGTGTCTTGAGTTGCAAGAATTAAAGATGCGCCTGAGTTTGTTGCCGACAAATACGTGTCTGCTGTGCTTTGAAAAATTGAACAAACAGCAGATTGACCTGTTCTGGTGAAGGTGGCTTGCGTTGAAGATGTTGTTCTAACATCTAATCTTGCCGCAGGACTAGTAGTACCAATACCCACATTCTGTGCGGTATCAATCGTTAACGCAGTAGTACCATTGTTTGTGGCAAGAGCAAGTGCACCAGTAGTGTCACCAGTAATGCTTACTGCAGTATTGGTAGCCGTGCCAGCCGAAATTATACTAGCCATTATTCTGTTCCTTCTGCTGGTTCTGGAGTGTTACCTTCAGCGAGCCATTCTAGGTATGCTTTATAGTCTGAGTTATCATGACTCATTGGAATAAAAGCGCCATCTGATAAACGCTGAACAAATTTTACATCTTTAACTAATTTATACATAGGTTATAACTCCGCTGAAGCAGTAGCGTGAATAAAAGGAGAGTTAGAACCAAAAGCAACTGTGTTACCAGTATTGTCAATTGTTGCATTTCTAGTTCCAGCATTTTGAACACGAGCATTTGATGAAGTTGTGTTTCCGCTGTTTGACCATTGACCGCTTCCAGCGTATGTTCCATATAAAGTAACTGTAGGCGATGCTCTAAGTTCAACAGGGTAACACCATTGACCTTGAGGTTCCCAACTGCTTCCAGATGCTCCACCGAATGCACGAACAGATCCACAAATTGCACCAACTTGATCTGGTATAGTTTGAGCAGGGGCGACAGAAGAGTTAAATGTTTTAACAAAATATCTTTGACATAGTGCTAACTCAGTACCATAAGGTCTGTAATCAAACGATGTTGCGGTACTGCCTACCTCTAATTGCACACCAGTCACATAGAAGGTTGCACCGTTTGTTCCTACTACGGATGTTGCACCTGTGCATGAACCATAATAAGTCCCTGACCAAGAACCAGCAGTTCCACTTAATGTTGAACCAACACCAAGTCCAAACTGGACACCAATTCCAGCGCCATTAGTTCCAGCCCAAGTTCCTGATGTATCGCCAGCAATAGTTACACTAATTGATGTCCATGTATTTGCAGATGAAATTGTGTATGAAAAAGGGTAGTTGCGTGAACCGTTGTAATTAAAAAGAGTCCCGCCAAAAGTGCCTGTTAATGAAGAATAAACTTTAAACGACAAAGTTACTGCTTTGGCATTGGCTGTTCCCCAAGCCAAATCATTTACGTTATATGCTTCAATTTGTTGCCTAATCAGGTATTGTTCAGAAGCCCCCACTGTATAAGCAGAAGAAGATGTTATACCTAAGTAGTTAGTGAATCCTGCTGGTGGTGTGACAGAGCCAGCATTTTGCTGTGCTGTAAATTTACTATTTACAGAAGAAATAATCGCCCATCTATCGACTGTAAAAGGGTTTCCTGTGTTGGCAGTAACACTAGCCCCCGCATTACGCTGGTCAATTACCATCGCACCATTGATGATGCGGTTCTTAAATCCGTAGTAACCAGTAGTTGTACCAGTACCACCTTGTGCTTCAGTAACTGTAGTACCAGATTGTAGTACTGTACCAGAAACTGCAGGTAATGTTAGTGTTGTTGCACCAGAAATCGTAGGTGCTTGTAGGGTTACTGAACCACTTGTATCGCCAGAAATAACTACCGCACTCATAGTATCACCAATCTTTGTCCGCTTGGAACTGTTAGAGTTGCACCTGAAGCAACGGTAATTGGACCAACTGCTTCGGCATTTTTACCAGTAGTAATAGTATAACTACTGTTCATTGTTTTATCATTCTCAACGAATACCTTGTCAGAGCCACCACCTGCAGCTCCACCATAGTTCTTAATTGCGCTGTATATTGTCGCCATTTTTTACCTTACAGTGAGAATACGAGCCAGCCGTTTGTGCTGTTCGAGTAAATTAAATCAAAAGAAGAACCAGCAAGGTTAACTGTTAAGTTGTCTGCGATTCTTTGAATTTTGTGACCATTTCTAGACACTGTTAAATTGTTTGTAGCAAATGTTCCTGCCATATCTATAATACGAATGGTATCACCTAATACTGCAGTTGTTGGTAATGTTAGAGTAATCGCAGCTGAGGTAGTATCTACAAAGTAATAAGAACCAGCAGTAGCAGTTGTTGCACCAGTGATAATCGAGTAAACACCAACTGTGCTACGATTAATTGAAGACGCTAATTTTGCACGAGTAAGCACACCATCACCAACTGTGTCAATAGAAACTTTTTCCTTGACCAGTGTATAAACATCAATTTCAGCACTGGCATCAGGAGCAGTGTTGAAAATAATGTTAGAGCCAGAAACAGAAAAGTGTGTTGTAAGTTTCTGTTGAATACCATCAATGAATACTAGAACACCTGAAGAAACAACTGGTGCATCTGTTAGTGTAAAACTGGTAGTTGTTCCGTCACCAGTAAACGATTGTGTAGTTGTTTCTTGTCCAGCAGTACGAGCAACTGTTAATTGACGACCGAGATAGACAATGATTAATGTTGTGCCAGTTACTGGTGCTTCAGAGAAAACAATGCTTGTACCACCACCTGATAAAGCATATGCCACACCTGGAGTTTGATATACACCACCGTAAAATACCATGATGGCTGGAGCTGCACCAACGGCATAAGTCAGAGTGAATGTAGTTGTGCTACTGTCTGGAGTTAGCGTTTGTAACTCGTAGGCGCCATAGATGGGATCTCTTCCAATATACATAGGTTATTCTCTGTGATGTTCTCTGTTATTTATTCGTCTGCAGGAAGCGGAGTATTACCTGCTTCTAACCATTTTAGATATTCTTGGTAGTCTCTATTATCTGGATCGAATGGAATCCATCCACCAGTTTCTCTGATAACATAATCTAAGATAATTCCAGCAGGTGATTTTACTTGTTTATACATTTTTATAACTCCGCATCGCATGTAACAGTAACGAACATATTTGACCCACCATTAGTGCTTGAATTATTTGCAGCTATTGAAACTGTATTAGCATTGGTTCCACCTTGATAAGTGGTGATATCAGCTGCACCATCTTGATATCGTAATTTATTTGCTGCTCCTGTAGCTGTACTATAACACACAACCGTAGGAGTTCCTCTCATTGTAACTTTATAATGTAAAATAAATCCATTGTATAAAGCTGTAGATGGGTTTGTGAATGTTACTGATGGGTAATATCCATAATATCTCTGACACAATTCTAACTCAGTACCATATGGACGACGCTCAAATGCAGTCGCAGCAGTACCAACTTCTAACTGTACACCAGTAATATAGAAAGTTGCTCCGTTTGTTCCAGCAATATTTACTGATCCTGTTGGAGCACCATAAACTCCAGAAACCCATGCACCCGCAGTAGTAGTATATGTAGAACCAATACCCAAAGAAAAACGCAATTGTAAACCAATACCATTAGTTGTTAACCAAGTACCTGATGTGTCACCAGCAATAGTAATTGTTTTATATTCCCAAGTATTTGCAGAATTAATAGTATATGAGAATGGATATGAACGAGCATTACCATCATTTAAAAGTGCTCCTCCATGATTTCCTATAAGACTTGAGCGTACCCAAAATGATACAGTAATTGATTTAGCAGTGGATTTACCCCAATCTAAATCAGAAATATTAGTTCCTTCGATTGTCTGTAATACTTGATAATAATCACCAGCTGCAAGACTTGTAGCTGCTAATGAAGTTAAACCAAGATAATTAGTAAAGCCAGGTGGTGGAGTAACAGAACCAGCATTCTGTTGCACAGAAAATTTAGAACTTGCCACATTTAATGTAGCCCATCTGTCTAATGTATATACAGAAGAACTAGCTACTGTAACACTACCTCCAGCATTTCTTTGGTCAATCATCATCGCACCATTAATGATACGATTGCGGAAGAACAACGAATTTGTTGTGTCGATATTACTGGTAGTAATTTGTGTTAATGGCATTTCTTAGACCTTAGGATATTTGTCTTTAACTGCTTGAATCTGTGCTTTCCATGCATCAATACCTTCATGGAAAATTGTATCAAACTGGTCTGCGTAGGATGGGTATTCTGCAGCACGAAGTCTTTGATATTGTTTAGTATTATACTCAGCTTGAAGACGGATAATTTCTGCTTCAATTTCTGCTTGTGTTGGTTGAGTTTGAACTGTATCAATCCAATTAATACTTTCATCTGAACCTACCGTATACAAAGATAGTGGGCGCAAAGAACTTATTGCTTCAGCGATTAAATGTCCTCTAATTTGTGATTTCACGATGCAATCTCCAATGCATGAATTGATGCTGAGTACCAACCCCAAGTTATGCCAGATGCTGCACCTGAAGTTGTGTGGTCAACCCATAAATCATATGTTATAGCCGATGTTGTTGAAGGAGAATCGATATATGCAAATGAATTATAATTTCTAGCACCTGTTGTTTGTTGATAACCAGCAGCGTTCATAAATCCTCGTATATTTGTTGTATTTTTTCTTAATTGTCCAAAAATATAATTGCCAGCAGAACCACCATTTCTTTCACCTTCAACGCTACCAAAAAGAAGTATTCTTGATGAAGCACTTGATGGTGTTATACTTAAAGATGTTAAAACAGCGTTTGCAGTTGTAGATGAAAGATTGATAGGCTGAGATGAAACTACTTGAATCACAGATCCAGCAGGAACTTGACCAACAGTAATGGCTCTAGCACCAATATTTGCAACAGCTGCACCAGTGGCTAGTTTTGCACCAGTCACAGAAGCGTCATTAATCTTTGCAGTAGTAACTGCACCATCAGCAATAATACCAGTAACAACAGAGCCAGCACTTGGAGCATAACTCATGGCAACTGCAGAGAGTGTACGGATTTCGATGCTATCACCAAGTGCAGGTGCAGCAACAAAGATAATATTTGAACCATCAGTAGAGTATGCAGCGTCTTGCTGAGTCACACCATTGATAGTTGCGATAATTGATGTCTCATTGGCAACTGGACCAGGAAGAGCATATGTTGTGGTTGAACCATTACCAGTGTATGTAGATCTTAATACACTGGATGTAGTTTCAGTTGGTTTTACACGACCTAAGTAAGCCATTTGTTATTCCTGTGGTTCGTCTGCTGGTTGTGGAGTGTTACCTTCAGCAACCCATTTTAGATATTCTTGATAGTCTGTATTATCTTCAGCAAATGGAATACTCAATATATTATCTTTTACAACAGAATCGTTTTCTTTAGTTAATTTATACATTTTTATAACTCCGCACTAATGGAAAATAAATCGCCATTTTCTGACGAAGTAGTAAACCCAATACCTGCTACCGAACTAGTTGCCCCAACCGAGCCAAATCCATTTATTTTAATATATCCACCATTTGAGCTACCTGCTGTACTACCCACACCTGGAGATGAAGCATCTCTGTCGGAAGTACCAAATTGTCTAACACGAATATTTGAAGTCCAATACAGACCAATTGATGGTTGCGCTCGTTTAGTGACTTTATAAACTAAGTTCATAACATATGTTGAACCAGATTCAAAAATAGCAATATTACCAAAACCAGTTAGTTCGTAGTATCTTTGGCACATCAATAGTTCTTTACTATAAGAACGAAGTTCAAATGATGTTGGTACAGTACCAGCTTCTAACTGGACACCAGTAAGATACATAGTAGCACCAGATGTTGAAGAAAGCGTTTGTACACCAGAAACACCATATATACCACCAGTACCAGTTTGCCAACTTCCAGCTGTAATGCATTGTCCAGATCCACTACCTGTGTTAAATATAACTCTCATTCCAATACCATTATCAATTACCCAAGTGCCAGTTGTATCTCCAGGAATTGTTGCTGTTTTATATTCCCAAGTATTTGCTGAATTGATAGTATAAGTAAAACCATACGCTCTAGTTATACCATTATTAGTCACAACACCACCATATGTACCAGTCACGCTTTGATTAACCCAGAATGATAATGTAATTGTTTTTGCATTGGCAGTACCAAAACATAAATCTGCAATATTGTTACCTTCTATTCTTTGTTGTAACACATGAATTGAGCCACTAGAAGGTGTATTGGCACCAGTAGAAGTTAGTTTTAGACATTGAGCAAAACCTTGGTTGACTGGAGCATTACCAGAATTTTGTTGTACAGATACCCATGCACCAGAACTACCGATTGCAATTTGCCATCTGTCTACAGTATATTGGTCACCAGATGGTGTGACACTTCCACCAGCATTGCGCTGATCGATAACCATTGCACCATTAATAATCTTATTGCGGAAGGTTCCATTATTAGAACCTATTTGCGCTAATGTGACTGCTTGTGTCATTATTCTGTTCCCTTAGGATACTTGTTCTTTACTGCTTGTACTTTTGCAAGCATTTCGGCAGCTGCATCGCCACCTTTCCATAGTGCATCTAATTGATCACCGATGGTAGGATATTCTGACGCACGCTTGGCTACATATGCTTTGGGGTCAACCCATGCGTTAACTGCCAACATATCAATAGTTACTTTGTTGCCGTCTTTATCAAAAGCGCCAGTGCCGTCATCAATAGTGACAACATTTGTGTAAAGAGCATAAATTGCTTTGTGGTTCATGCCGCAATCTCCATAGCTGTAATTGTTGATGCTGTTCTTGCATATGTTGTGCTGTCTGTGTCTGTTGAAGACCTATTAACATGAACTGTGTTTCCGCCATTTACATAAATTTGTAATTTATAAGTTGTTGAAGATGTAGTTGCTGGTGAATCTAAAAAACAAAATGCTTGAGGAGCACCTCTATCATTTGCATAAACTGCAGCGGTAGAAGTTAAAGTACGGCTTCCCGCAGTTGCTCCAGCACCAATAACAGTAGAGCCTCTTAATAATGCAATACCAAGTGCTTCATCATTTCCAGGACCAATTTCTCCAATAAAATACTGCACTAAAATTTTACTTGTTGCACTTGTGGGAGTAATACTTACAGACATTCCAGTTATATCAGTTAAAGAGCCTGATGTTGTTGAAAAAGTATCTGTTTTAACAGTTTGCACCACCTGCAACACAGACCCCGTAGGCAATGTGCCTCTTGGTATGGTTTGTGTTCCTGTCAACTTACTTGCAGAAACTGAAGCAATTAAACTATCACCAACAGCACCATTGGTATTGGCAATCGCATTATTAAATGTTGTGATCAAGAATCCTTCAAAGCGAACATAGTCACCAGCTGCACAGGCATTTGCCAATACTACGCTAGTACCATTTGTTGCTGTGAAGTCTGCAGATCCTAACTTAACACCATTGCGATACACATCAATGTATCCAGCAGTGTAACTAGCAGGAGAGAAAGTAGTCTGTCCTGCAGTCGCTGTAAATTCTGTGATTGTTCTGTATGATGGTTGAACAACTGTATCTGGCTGAACACCAAGATGTAACACTTCAATATTGTTTGTGCCAGTTGGAGGTGCAGCAGAGAATGTTAGAGTTGTTCCAGAAACACCGTATGTGGATGCTGCCTGTTTAACACCAGAAATAGTGATGATAACAGAAGAAGCAGATACTGGTGCTCTTGAAAGAGTGAATGCTACAGTCGTGTTGTTACCACTGAAGTAATCAGTTAGGTAAGACGCTGAGAGTGGTTGATTGCCTAAGTACATATACTTATTTATTCCTCTGCTGGGAGTGGTGTATTACCTTCTGCAACCCACTTTAGGTATTCTTGGTAGTCTGTGTTGTTAGGGTCAAAAGGAATAGATGCGCCATCAGACAAACGAATTACTGATACTATCTTCATATTTTCCATAAAAGATTTAGATTGTTTATACATTCATGTCTCCTAAAGTTCTGCGCTTAAAGTAACAAATGCAGCACCATTATTATTCGCATTCCATAACGCACAAATACCAGCACCAATAGTTGCTGATGTTGACATTTCAACCCCAGACGAATCAAGACCGTCATACGTTGCAGTTATCGCAGTTATTGAGGCTTGACTAGGAAAATTAACTCCTGTATTAGATTGCACGGTTGTAGGGGCTGAACGCATTGTTGTTGGGTATTTAAGATAAGCATAAACACTTGATGCACCGTTTCCTCTAGCAACACCAAATGCTGTATATGCTGCACCAGCAGCACTCAATTTAGCAAAATACCTCTGACATAACTGCAACTCAGTCCCATAAGGTCTGTAATCAAACGATGTTGCGGTACTGCCTTTTTCTAGTTGCACACCAGTAATGTAGAAGGTTGCTCCGTTTGTGCCAGCCACATTAGTAGCACCTGTAGCACAAACAAAAAGCGAACTTGTCCACGCACCAGCAGTTCCACTATAAGTAGAACCAACACCAAGACCTATGCTTAATTCAATGCCAATACCATTGGTAGTCAACCAAGTTCCTGATGTATCACCAGCAATGGTTACTGACTTTTGTTCCCAAGTGTTTGCAGAAGAAATTGTGTAAGTAAAAGGGTAATTTCTGCTTTCACCCGAATTGGAAATTGCACCACCAAAAGTACCAGTTAAAGAACTACGCACCCAAAAACTGAGGGTGATGGTTTTGGCTGATGCTGTTCCAAAAGCGAGGTCTGCCGTATTAAAGCCTTCCACCATTTGACGCAAAATAAAATAGTCAGTTGAGCCTAATGATGTTGCCGCTAAAGAAGTAAACCCAATATAGTTTGTAAATCCTGCGGGTGGAGTTACAGAACCAGCGTTTTGTTGAACGCTAAATTTAGAATTTTGTGAATATGTGTAAACCCATCTATCCAATGTATAAGTTGGATTAGAAGCTGGAGTAACACTAGCCCCCGCATTACGCTGGTCAATCACCATCGCACCATTAATGATGCGGTTTTTCATACCGTATGTCTGGGTACTATCTGCTAAAATTCCACTCTGAACTTGAGTAAGAGCCATGTCTTATCCTTAAGTGATCTGCATTACTGAAACAAAACCAGAAAGAGCATTTGACGCAGATGCAGTCAAACTGATCTTGTCGCCAGTTTCTAGATTGATTGGCTTATCAAAAATCAATGTTGAACCTGCTGGCACTGGAACTAGGTATGCCAGTTTGTAGTATGTAGTTGCAGCACTTTTGTACACTTCAATAGTAATAGTTGCGCTGTTTGTTCCATCGATATTGGCGATAGTAAGATTGTGCACCACACTTGTAGTTGACGCTGGTGCAGTATAAAGATCTGTTCTACTAGTAGTTGACAGAGTAGTTGCAGCTGATTTGAATGCGGATGCCATTTAATTTTCCTTGATTAAGAGAACACTAGAGAGTAAGCAAGTGAACCATCAAGCACGTTGCTGGTTACATCTACTGAATCTACTGTGCCGTCTAGAATGTCTGAACTGGTAACTGCACCAGTTGCAATTTTTGCTGTTGTGATGGCATCATTGGCAATCTTTGGTGTAGTGACTGCCAAGTCTTTAATGCCATCAGTTTCTATTCTTGTGAGTGCCATGTTTAACCTCTTTGTTTATTTATTCGTCTATGGAGATTGCTCTTAATTGTTCTAGTGTAGTAGCTGCATCTGCGAATTTTGTAATATCTCTAAGTCTTTGTTTCTCAGCAACGATTGAAGAAGTATCAGCACCAGTCTCAAGTGCTCTTTGGAACGCTACATCTTGTATTTGTAATAGTGGAGTTCTTGCAAATCTTAATTCTTCTTTTTTAATTTCTTTAGCAGCATCTAAATTAACAGAAACTACACCATCAACTAGTCTCCAAGCATTAAAAAAATCATGATCTGTTGGTAGTGTAGAATCATCAACGATAATAGCATGATCAGGACAGTCTTTAGCCAACACATCTTCAATTATGTGGGTTTCTAAAAATTCTGGCGCAGGAAAAGTTATGCTTACATTTCCGTTTTCGTTTGTATAAATAATTACTTTTTCCATGTCTGTCTCTTATCTAAAAATTGCTAAATAAACATTGTCTGGGTCTTCATATCCAGCACTAGCGGTAGCTGTATTAACTCTGAATGAAGAAGTAGTTGGAGTAGCATCATATTTTACGTGAACATCTCTAGCATTATTTCCAGCTTGTCCTGTTGTTGGCTTTAAGCAGCCAGTGATTGCGTATGTTGCATCTGGCATAGCTGTTGTTAAATTAATTGTGTAATCACCTGTTGCATTCCTAGTAACAGAACTTACGTTTCCACTTCCGTTAATTGAACCACTTGATCCAGTAAAGTTTACCCAAGCACGACAGAAATAAGCTGGATATAAAGTACCATTACCTACTGCACTTGTAGATTGAATAGCACCGTTGTTGTCATAATAGAGCCTTGGGCTGCCGTCACCATCTGATATTACAATGCGGTTACTTGATGTGCGAATATCTAAGCCACTACCATTTCCTGTGTAAGCACCAATAATAGTGTTGGCACCTCCAGTAGTTACAGCAGAACCAGAGCCAGCAGTACCGCCAGATTGAAATGAACCAATAAAGGTATTGCGT